TGGCAATATTCTTGAAGAATCCAGCTAATGCTTCCTGAGTAGTAGAAGTGCCATCAAGAACACTTTTGAACGAATCGGAGAACGCAGTACCAATAGCGGTTGCGGCACCAATCACCTGATTCGCTGGATTTGTTAATTCTTCAAGACCTTTCTTTAACCCTTGAATTGCTACGGTTATTTTACCTGGATTCAAAATACTATCCATGCCAGTAGGGAAGGCTTGTTGATCAATCGTTCCCGCTGCGAAAATTTTCCCTCCAGCGTCAAGAGCTTCTCCACTGAAGCCATAAGCTTTTAGTTTCTCGCCAAACCTTTTGGCTGCAAGCTCTTGCATGGCAAATTCCTTTTGCGCATTAGCAGCATCAACAAGAGCCAACTCTAGTTCGTTGATTTTGCCGGTAATTTTAGGAAAGGCTTGACCTGCTTTAGCTTCGTAATCAGCCAACTTTGCCCTGAGATCATTTGTTTTGTCAACTGCCTTATTAAAAGCTTCGGAAAACTTATTCTCAATGGCTTGTTCAGCGGAGGCTCCAATCCCTTCTGTTTTCAGCGCAATATCGCGCAGCTGTCTGTCAAGAATTTCAGACAATTTCAAAGCCGCGTTCCTTGCTATAAGGGCTTTGTCGATACCACTTCTGCCTGATCCGCTTCCAAGTGCAGTCTTGGGTGTTTCGGTTATACCAGGAAGACCTATACCTTCGTCTGGCCTCTGAATGTCAGCCACTGCACCAGCGGCTCTGGCTTCATCCAAACGGCGTTTGGCAAGGCTAAGTCTATTATTTAATCGATTAAACTTGCGCCTCTCGTCTCTGCTTAAGCTCTTGGGATCTAGCTTGGCTTGCCGGTAGTCAATTCCAGAAGCCGCGAAAGCTTCTGTTGCTGATTTGAACTCTCGTTCAGCTTTATTAATAGCGCCCTGCGTGCCAATGCCTAAAAAATTAACCAATGCGTTGCTTGCAAGAGAAATAGCCTTAACAATTTCCTCGAAGGTTTTCAAGAATGCAGTACCGATAGGGGCAAGCAAAGTACCAACACTTTCGCTTAATTTGCCAAGTGAAACTTTCAACCTATCACCAGCAGACTCAGGGCCAGACGCAATTATTTTTGCGTTTTCTCCATAACGCTCAAGCAATGCTGCAGAGAATGTTTGGAAGTCTTGTAAGCTAACCTTTCCACCTTCAAGTGCCTTGTCTAATTCTTGAGGAGTTTTGCCAATGCTTTCAGCGAAAATACTGAAAGCGCCTGGCAGTCTTTCACCAATCTGTTGCCTCAGCTCTTCAGCTGATACCTTGCCTTTACTAAAGACCTGAGCAGTTGCTGTAAGCGCAGAATCAACATCTTGCAGCGATCCGCCAGTTGCTCGAACAGCTGCAACAATTCCATTAAATGCAAGTTTAGTGTCGTCTAGGTTTCCGCCAGCACCCTGAACAGAAGCCTGTAACTTAGTAAACTGCCTAGTTAATATTTCTTGAGGAATTGCATAGTCTTTTGTGCCTTGCTCGATAGCCTGCAAAGACCTTGCGTACTCTTCATTGCTTGTAGTGACACCCAAGAGAGCAATCCTGAGCTTCTTCAGGTTTGCCGCATATTCGGCTGTTGCGCTTAACGCTTGCCTTAATTGTCCAACCTGAGCGCCAATAGCCCCGCCAACGATTGCACCAGTTGGACCGCCAATTGCGCCAATTGCCGCTCCAATAGCGCCTTCAGCTCCACCAAACACACCAGCGCCAGCAACCGTACCCGCAATTTGCGCTGCACCTCTTAATCGACCACCCCCCTGCTTGCGGCCTTCTGCCTTAGCAAGTTTTTTGTCTAGCTTCTCAAGCTCTATGCCTGCTTGCTTAAACTCATCACCAGTAACATCAACAGAACGCCTAAGAGCCTCAAATGCTTTCTTTTGTGCTTCCAGTGAATTTATTGAATTTCCGGTCTTTTGAGCGAATTTTGCGATTTCAGCCGTATATCCTTTTAGCGTATTTTCAGCATTTACAGATTCAGTCCCCAACTTTCGCAAAGAAGACTTGAGCTGATTTAGCCCCTTTAGGCCACTAATTTTGGCCTTGATCTCTAATACAGTTGGATTTACAGCCATTACTTATCCGACTTGTTTAGCTCTAAGAGCGCTGCGGCTTCCATCACTCGAAGGCCCTCCAGCATCTCACGGGGATTGTCTACATCATAAAGGGACATCAGTCCTGACGCACCCAGCAGAACCTCATATTTCAAACCAACGTAACCTCCCATCGTGACGTTCCACTGAGTCTGCATACGCAAAAACATCATTACAGTATCCCAGTTCTCGTCCCAAACCTCAAACTCGTCATTTTTCGGCTTTTTGTTTTCAGGTACTTTTATTCCAAACGCAGCAGCGTCATTATTGGTCTTGTCTTCAACTCTCTTCCCGCCATTAAGCCAGTGCTTAACAGCGCCTTTTAGTTTCCCTCTTGTGCCCCTGCCATTGACTCAATATATGCGTTCGTTATTCCCCTGACAAAGCAGGTGTCTTCAGAGAACTCTTTTAAATTCTCCTGAGAAAATTTTACGGGCTTGCCGTCTTCGTCTTCAATACCTTCCCATCCACAAACGACTTGGGCTAAAAGCTCAAATTCGCCCTTCTCTTTCAATTCAGAAGTTGGCACCCGCTTAAACACCGCATCAAAAGTCGAAGTCTCAAACACTCCACCATCGGCAGGCTCCTCGACTTTTACAGGCCACTTAAAAGTTTTGACCTTTTTCCGAACGAATGCCATTGAGTGAATTTAACTGCAATTAGCTTACAACAATAAAAAAGGCCGTGCTCTCCAACACGGCCTCGGTAGCCCATCTGTTCAAATCAAGTGTACACCAAGCTGAACTCGTCATTGCCCGCTGTTGATGGAATCGCGGTGTAAGGGATGTTAAGCATCGCAATGCCGTCCTGGTCGCCATAACTCACATCTCCGATGTCGATGCTAGTGCTAGCAAAATCAACAATATTTCCAGCCGTGGTGCCGTGCTGGAACGTCAAGTTACCCAGCGTGCCGTCAGTCAATGCGGCGGTGAAGTAGTCCTTCGTAGCGATTGAAATCATTTCAATACTCACAGAACCGCTTGCGTTGCGATCAGTAATGATCACTTCCTTGTCGCAGCCAATCAACTCGCGATACACGACCGTGTTGCCGATGTCCATGCTCACCGACTGCAAGCAGCCAGAGTAAGAAAGCAAGGAGAAGGTATCTGTGTTGCCGTTCTTGAAGATCAGCGGTGTTGCCTGGTTTGCGTAAGTAACGCTAGGCAGTGCTGAATCATCAGGAGCGTTATAGATGCCAGTGAACGTGAAGTCGATGGTTGGAATTTCTCCCACGGATCCATTCAGCGTGAATGTTCCTCTGGCACCAGTCACCTTGTGGCGAACACCATCAATGTTGTAGTGGATGGTAACTGAACTGAAAGATGAGCTTACTGGCGCATACGTTACTGACGTACCAGCAGCAACAGTTTCACTAAGGCCACAAGCCTGCAGTGCCTTGCCGTACTGCGGAGCAGTGCCAGCAGTACCAGATCCGGCAAGCTCAACAGTAAAAGTACACTCAACGCGAGTGTTGGCAAGCAGCTGCTCAGAAGCGCCCAAATAAGGACGGATCAGATCGCGATTAACGACATCACTCTGCTGTGGAGTGATGTTCAAGTCCCTCACCAAAACCGCGTCGGTTCCGGTTGGAGTCGGATCGGTCCCGTAAGTTGACTCTGTTTCGATCAGAATCAGTCGTTTCCGTAGAAGAAGTGGTGCCATTTTCTTGTAGGGGGTCGGCGGGAAGTGTTCGCTTGATCAGAGTGCGTTTTCCGGTTTCTGGATCGATCAAATACGACCCACCTTGACCGCTGTACTCGTCTTTCATCGTAATCCTTGCAACTGCTTAAACCTTAGTAAGAAGTAAGGTCTGCCACTTGTGTTCGATAAAGCACTTCGTAATCGCAAGAGAAGACACCTGCAGGCTGATCTGCATCAAAAAAATCAAAATTTGTGATCACAGGTTGAATATCAATAGCTAATCCACCCAGGGTCAAATCCGCCATCAGCAGCGAGTGCATTGATTCGATTACGGGATCAGCATCCGCGTAAGCGTTAGGAGATCGAATGGTAACAATCACTCTGACCCTCATTGTCCAGTCAAGCTTTGGCAGGCTTGTGTTCTGCTGACAAGTGTCAGTTGTTGGCTCCACGATGATAGCCGGAGACTCTGCACGGGCTAATGCTGTCACTCTTGACCTGTACACCCTCCCATTAACGCCAGCGGTGCTGGCCAGTGTCGTGGCAATCTGCGCCAGGATTTGTTCGCGCCTAGTAGTCATTTAAGTAGGGTCAGGTCCCATAGTGTTTAAGCGTAAGAGTTGTAGGAAATTGTCCAGCCCTTGGTCTCCAGGTTATTGAAAGCTTGCTCGGCAGCGGCTGACCAGTTTAGAGTTGTACCTGAGGTGCCTTGATACCTGGGGGCGTTAGTACCACCGTTGATACTTAAGTTGATGTTGGACTGCCCGTTAGTGTCCAGACTGACAAGAATGTTCTCAATTGATTGTGCAGTTAGGGCGCAGTTAAGCCAAGCACCATCAAAAGCACCAAGTGCTCCCGTTGTGTCAAACATGTTGGCGGGGAAGTTAGCAAGGCTGCTGCAGCCGCTCCAAGAAAAGCGGAAGTCAGCACCTGAAGATATATCAAGCAACGGGAAACTAGTAAGACTGTTGCACGCCGTCCAAGCTCTGTTGAAGGCTACACCTGAAGATGTATCAAGCGACGGGAAGCTAGTAAGACTGCTACAGCCGCGCCAAGCGTTGCTGAAGGCTGTAACTGAAGATGAATTAACCAACGGGAAGCTAGTCAGGCTGTTGCAGGAGTGCCAAGCCCTGGTGAAACTAGTAACTCCACTTGTCACATCAAACGGACAAGCAAATGAAGTCATGTTAGATGCACCATACCAAGCGCTTTCTAGGCTTGTTCCTAAGTTAGCCCCTGGACCAATAACAACAGACGTGATCTGATTTGCATCAGCGGTTACATTGGTGAAGAACGGCCTATAAACACCATCACTATAAACAACTAAGTCATAGTCACCAGCAGTATAAGTATGCGGCAACGTGGTAAGCGTACTGATTTCAACAGCACCGTCGCCCCATTCAATCTCGTAATCAACAGTACCGGTAGACCTTAGATTAAAAACACCACCAGCATTTGTGATGCCATAAGTGATTGCAGCATCCCCAGGTGGGTTGACCTGATCGCTAGTAATAATCCAAGTCATGATGTAATCTCCTGCAATGTGGTATCGGTTAGGCGGTAGGGGGTAGTAGTAGGGGCAGTGACTACGAGGGTAGTACTTGTGTTAGTCATATCGGCGGTTCTACGGTTTTATACGGGTGATTGCTAGGGAGGTCGGCGGTTAGTCCCCATTTATGGGCTAGGTAGCCTTCTATTTTTTGGCGTTCAATTGTTGTGGCATCGCGATTCATTACGACCACTTCACTGATGCGAGAGTTTGAATAACTTACGCCGTTTTGCTGCCTGCCGCCAATCTGAATTCGG